GTTCCTTCTTATCGAAAGAACCGATTGACTACCTTCTTCGACTGTTACGATGTAAGGTAGCTTGATACCAGACGGCTGACCATCTGGACCAATATCTTCAAAGCCTTCTAAATCTAAATCAACATGACACTCAAGAAGAGTATACATAGGTTGTTGTTTTCCAGATTTAGTTGTGCCTTCTAATTCTTTTTCTTTTTTTGAAACTTCATCATTAATAGTTACACCAGGTGGATTTAATTCTATGTCTTTGTAGAAACCTGCAACTTGTTGTTTACGTAAATCGTTTTCTGAAATTTTTAAAACATGAATAATAGATTCTGCTTCATCTAAACTGTTAGCTGTGTACGGTACAATTAAATCGTCAGCTGGTACAAATTTAGATACAGCTCTGTTTACTAACTTATCGTAGTAAACTTTTTTAAATGTAGATCCTGCTAATGGTAGATGAAATAACATAGAATCAAACTCTGGTTCGTATTCTTTCATCTGATCCATGATTTGATAATTCATAAAATCTTTTACACGTTGTGCTTGTTGTTCTTTCTGTGGAGTTCTAATTCCTAGAATCTGTGTTCTAACTGGGCCATCGCTTGGTAATAATTCTTTGTAAGCTGTAGCTTGAAACTGTGTTACAGCTTCTGCAAGAACAGGATGCGTGGCACCCGATGCACCTTGAAAAGGCTCTGTTCTATTTTCATATTTAAAACCTAAAAGATCTAATCCGTCTGTGTAAGATTTTTCCCAATCTTTTCTGGACATCTTATAGTCCATGTAGTTTGCTTTCATTTCACTACCTAACGGATTTAAAATATCGTCAGGTAAAATGTCTGCAAGATTATCGTAATGTGATTCTGTGCCAGGTATGTTCACGGCCCCTGGTTCAAAGTCAATAGTCGCACCTCCATCTTCTTCAGGTGTTACTTCTACTGGTAATTTTTCTTTGATCTCCTCTTTAACTTCGACCTCTTCCGCGCCAGGAACTTTTATTTCGGTACGAACATTACTTGGGAGTCCTTTGTCTATATCTGCCATTTAATACTCCGTCATTTATCTACCACGTTTCATTAGAAAATCCAAGCCCTGTGGTATGGGTCCTGATTTTGGTGGTGGTCCTGAATCTACGCCAGCTAATTTAGCTATGCCGCCACCTGCGAAAGTGCCCTCTACAGGGAACATTATATTTTGATTAGCTCTTTGTATGCCCTGTTGATATAGTCGTTCAATCTCAGGATTTCTTCTTAATCTTCTTCTTTGAGCAGCTCCTTGACTTCTAGGAACTTGCCCAGCTTCAAACTGCTCTATCATTGGGTCAAATATTCCACCTAGTTCTAAACTTAAGGGTTTGTTGACTGTCATAAAATCTTGAGCTGAAGGTCCTTCTTCGATCAAATCCGTTGGTGAAAAACCACGAGCTTTTCTTCTAGCAGCAACCTGACCCACCATTCTTAAATTCATGTTTTGAAATTGTTCGGCTTGTTCTTCGGTTGGTGTAATTAAATTTTTTTGTAATTCTTCTTTTTCAACCAAAAGATCAGAAACATCTTCATCTGGTCCTGAAGTATTTAATATAGCATCTATTTCATTTATACGTGCTGAGTCTTTTAAATAATCATAATACTCTAAAGCACCTGTCTGTCCTGTTACCGCAACCTCTTTCTCTAGTTTTTTTCTTTCAAGATCTTGTCCTATACCATAGAGTCCTAAAATACTTTTATCTTTTAAATCTTCTATTGATTCACCTCTCTGAAATCCAGGAAATTGATAAGCACCTTCAAGAGCTAATTCACTCGCACCAATTGTTGCAGCACCTAAACCAAGTCTCCCTGCTCTTGCTAATATCTGTGGTAAATCTTTAACTAATTTAGTGGCGGCGTTAAAAGCCCTAACACTTGCAGAGTCTGGCAAAGTTCTAGTTTTTTCAGCGACAATTGTGGCTGCTTTAAATGGGTTCTTTTTTATAGCATCTGCACATCTTTTTGATATACTACCTTTTCCCGATAAACCACCTTTAGAATATGCATTACATATCTCTCCTTTAGTTTTTGAAGGTAATTCTTCTACAGCTTTTACTACATTGTTATTTAAACTATCTAATAAATTTTTTAAGCTTCCTTTTTGTCTAATAATTTCTCTTTTACCCTCTTTTGTTTTATAAATGTTTTTAAAATACTCCGCAAACCTACCTTCTTGAGTTGGAGTTCCTTTAAATTTTTCAGCAAAAATTACTTGTCCATCTTTAATTCTATAAGGTTGTTTAAGTTTAAATTGAGGATATGTTTCTCTTGTTAATTCATTTAACCTACTTAAGCTCTTTGTAACATCTTCACCATTTCTTATTTTTTGTAATAAAGATTTTCTTTTAACGCTGTATCCTCCAAACCCAGCAGAGGTATTAGCTTCATAGGTACTACCAATTATATTATCTGCTATAGCCATAGCTGCTTTTTTATCTTTAGGAAATGTTTTTACATCTGAAACACCATATAAATGATCTATATGATATTGAAGTTCAGGTGGAAGTTTTTCCACATCAAATATTTTTTTTAAAACAGCATGTTCTTTTCTCATTTCTTTGAAAATATCTCTACCTGTCAATTTAGAAAGAGTTGCAATATTTTTTTTATAATTTTGTCCTTTAATTAAAACTTTTTCCATGTATTCATTATATTTAGGAAAATATTTATTAAACAATTCATTTTTATTTTGTGAATCTAAAACACCAGGACTCATTAAAAAAACAACATCAGGGTTAGATCCCATTCTTTTATAAATAGCATTTACTGTTGCTTGTGAAACTCCAGCGTGGCGACCTTTATTAACAAGGACATCATCCATATATTGAATTATATCTAATCTTAAATTAGGGTTTTTTTCAATTTGACTCGCATAAAAATATTTTTTAAAAAAAGAAGAGGGATTTTTAGCTTGTCTAACTTGTGCATTAAGTCCTAAAGGTTTAAAGGCATTTTTATTATCTACAATAACATCCTTTTTATTTATAGTCGTGGTTTGAGTAGAAGGATTAACAGGAGGGAATCCCTCTTTTTTTAAAAGTTTAGATGTGCCTCCAACATTGTACATTGGTTTTTTACTTTCAATCTTCCATGCTTTTTTTAAATCTTTTTCAAATCTTGAATATTCTTTTACTTTGTATTTACCAATATTATTATTTACCCAACTTTCAGTCCAAACATCAATTTTTTTTCTTGCTGATATTAATTCTCGTGCTTGTTTTTTAGACTGTTTAATTTGTTGAGGAATTACTGTTCCTGGTTTAGGGCCCAAAGGTTTATATTTAGAGGGATCAATAGGATTGTCTTTTTTCCATTTTTCTAAAGCTTTGTTAGCAGCTTCTTTTGCTTTTGTTTTACTTCCATATTTTTTTACAGAAAAAACTTCATCAAAGTTTTTTCCTCCTCTTTGTCCAACAGCTCGATAGCCTCCATCCTTTCCAACTCTTTTTGGGTTAGTAGTAAATTCTAAACCAGCATAGCTCCCTGGTTCATCAACCAAGCCACGCTTTGGTGTTTCCACAGATCCACCCATTGCAAACTCATCTTCGGTTTTTATTTCTGGATATGAATCTGGTTCTTCTGATTTAAAAATATTTTTAATTTTATCAAAAGTTTCTCCTGCGTTCATTTTCATACTAGCTTTCATAAAAGCTTGCTTCTCTTCTGAATCCTCCAATCCTTCTATACTTCGTTTAAACACATTAGCTAATACAGGATTTTCTTCTGTAAGACTTGCGATTGATTTTTTAACTGGTTGAATAGGTTCTACTAATCTTTGTATATTCACTGCATCAACTAACGGATTATCAAATTGTAATCCTTCTGCCGTAAGTTTAATTTGTCTTTCAGGTGCAAGGTCTTGGTTAAGACTATCTATTTGATCTTTGATTTGTTTTGCTTCTGCAACGATTCCAGGTATCTCCTCTGGCTCTGCATCTTGAATTGAAGAAACAAGTTGCATAAATCTTTTTTTAAGTTGTAAAGGATTAACTCCTCCACCTTCTGCAAATCCTAGTTCCTTCTCAATAAACATTTGAGATTCTGGATCTAAATATTTTTTTAGTTTCTCGTAATTAATTCTACTTCTTCTTTTAATTTCTTCTTGTGGTTTTTTCTTTGGTAAAACTTTACCGCCCTTATCATATCCTGGACGCGTAA